TGGTCTTATGAATCATTTGCTAGAAAGGATGCTGCTGGCATTACAAATTGGTTAACTAACAATGATGACGATGAAGACGAAGCGAATATCAGTATTACAGTTATTGAATGCTGGATTAGAACAGATAGAGATGGCGATGGTATTGCAGAACTTAAACATGTCATTAAAGCTGGAAACACAATCTTAGAAGAAGATGATGTAGCTTATGTTCCTATAGCTGTACTTAATCCTATCGAGATACCACATGAGTTTTACGGACTATCCCTTCTTGATATGGCTCGCCCACAGACACAAGCAACTACAGCAATCCTTAGAGGATTTGTTGAGAATGTTTACTTTGGCAACTATGGTAGAACACTAGCTGATCCTAATGTAGTGGACTTCCAAGCTTTACAGAATCCAGTACCAAAACAGATTATTCCTACTAATGGAAATCCTGCTGCTGCAGTACAACAACTCCAGCCAGAGCCAATGAGCACTGGAACTGCGAGTATGTTAGAATTCCTGGGCTTGCAAAAAGAGCAATCTACTGGACTTAGTAAAACTGCAATGGGACTAAATGATACATTATATGTATCAGGAAACTCAGAACAGAAGATGACAGGGGCACAGAATGCTGCTCAAATAAGAATCGAGCATATTGCACGTAGATTTGTAGAGACTGGCATTAAAGATTTATGTCGTGGCGTATTAAGAGAAATGAAAAGTAATCTTAAGAATCCAAGTATGTACAAGACAGACAAAGGATATGCTTCAATATCTCCACAAGAGTTACAAACAATGCCAGCAAATATGGATTTAGATATTCAAGCAAACATTGGAGAAAATTCAAATCAATCCTTGGCTGAGAAACTTATACAATTAACTCAATTGTTGCCTCAGATGGCTCAAACCGAAACTTCAGAGGCTTTTATAAATCCTATGTCTTCATATAATCTAGCTTTAGATATATTGAAAAATATGGGAATGGATCCAACTAGGTTCTTAAATGATCCAGCTACACCAGAGTTTCAACAAGCACAACAAGAAGCGCAACAAAAGAAACAACAAAAACAAGAAATAAAAGAACAAGCAGAAGTAGCTGCAATACAATTGGAACTTTCAAGCCAAGAAGCTAATATTAGTTTAATTAGAGCTGAGGCTGATAACAAGAAGATTGATAATAAACGCCAACTACTTCAGGCAAATGATGACTCAAATAGAGAATGGGCAGAGCTCAAAGTTAAAGCTCAAGGAACTGAAGGAGCTCAAGTACCTCAACAAGTACCTGTAGATTTCTTATCTTTATATCAAGATACTGAAGAACAAGAAAAAATAGAAGCTGAACAAGCCCAACAAGAGCAACAAATGATGCAAGAACAACAGATGATGCAGGCACAGCAGGAGCAATATGAGCAACAAAACAATGTCAATAGCGGTGGCTATTGATAGAATAGCAGAATTAGCAACTGAGAGTGAAGACTATGAAATTATTGTAAATTCTACAGCTGCTTTAAAAACTTTAGGTATATTACAAACTCTTGGGTTTGAACATATATCTATAGATCAATATGAAAACATGTGAGATGACTGATGAGTAATTATAAAAGACAACCAGCTTATAAAGTTGGGGATAGTGGTAAACCAAAAAAAGTATCGCCATATGATGACGCACAAAGAGTCCTTAATAAAGGATATCAGTGTACTGAGATAAAAGATACTATGACAATGGTAACTGAAGATATACTTAATAATCTTTTTCAGGAGTGGTTAGGTACTAAGCACTATGAAACAGAACGTAGAGAGTTTATTTATAAGTTAGCTATAAGTCAGGGTGCGGTAATGAATAATATAGATAAAGCTATTATCGCAAAGGACAATAAAGTCCAACAAGAAAAAACTAGCCGGGAGACAGATGAATGAATGACAAGGCAATATTAGAACTAGCTCTATCTAAAGTGGAAACGCAACTAGAAGCAAATATTAAAGCCCTTTCAATAGGAAGGAATATGAATGTTTATGCTGCAGATGTTAACTCTTTAGTAGAAGCAAAAGCTAATGTAGAAAAGCTACTTGCAGCTATACCTACATTAAAAGTAGTTAAAAGCAAGAAAAAATAAGAGGTTTTATTACAAACCTTTATGATGATTGATGACAGAGAGTTGTAATAAACTCTCTTATTTTATAGGAGATAAAATGTCAGAAACAAAACACGAAGCTACCCATACGGATGAGTCGTCTGAATCTGATTTCGATTTCGATGCTTTGGCGGATGAAGTATTAGGTTTAGAACCTGATGAAGCTACCCAAGAGAGTGACGAAACGACAGAAGAACTTGAAGGTGAAGATCCACACACTGACGAGGACGCTGATAAAGTTGATGAAGCTGAAGATGATAGCGAAGATGAAGGAGAGGAAGAGGAGGATGAGTCCGAGGACGCTACCCAAGAATCTGAATTAAATGAATTAGATGAGATTGATATGGACTTTAGAATTCCCATCAAGGTTGATGGTGAAGAATCTGAAGTATCTATGGAAGAACTTGTCGCAAACTATCAGACAAAGCAGAGCCAGTCAAAGAAAGGGGATGAGCTTGCTGCACAGACTAAAGAGTTGCAAGCAACTAGAGAACAAGCTGAAATCTATGCAAGAGTTAATGCAGAGTTAATTCAGCGAGAAGATGCAAAAGACCAAAGTGTCTTAAAACATCTTCAAACTCAAGTTGATAAAGCTTTCGAAGAAGACGACTATCAGGCTAGCAAACTTAACAATAAGTTAGGTAAAGCTAAAGAGGAGTATGCTTCAAGAAAAGCTAGCAGAGATAATCTTATGCAAGGTATGGTAGGAACTATGAACCAGCAACATCAAGAACAATTCGTGAAAGAAGTTGAATACTTCAATGAAGTAGTAAAAGACTTAATTCCAGATTGGTCAGAAGATGTTGCTAGATCTAATCGAGAATTTGCTTTAAGCATTGGATTAGATGAACAAATGGTTGATACTATGACTAATCCAGCAATGGTGAAAGCTATTGACGGATACAGACGATTATCAGAGAATTCGAATAAAGGGATAGCTAAAAGAAAGAAAACGCCCGTTAAACGAGTTCCAACTAAGAAGCCAAGTTCAGCAAAAACTAAAAAATCCAATAGGATTGATGAAGCCAGAGCAAGAACCAAGAAAGGAAAAGCAACATCGAAAGATGCAGAACTTCTTTTCGATAATGTAATTGATTCTGCGCTAGGGCTATAACAATTCTATGTAACATAGGAAAATAGTAATGGCTACAAACTTTACAACCAGTAACCAAAATTCTTTGAGAGAGGATTTGGCAAACTGGATTTCTAACATCTCTCGAGACTTGACTCCGTTCAAGTCGTCAATTGGCACGACAAAGGCATCAGCAATTACACACGAATGGTCAACTGATACTCTACAAGCAGCTGGCTTACAAGCTGCTGCTGAAGGTTCAGCTTATGCCGTGAGTACTTCTCCAGTTATTACCCGTCTTGGAAACCTTTCACAGATTTTTACCAAAGGTATCGAAATCTCTGGTACTCTGGAAAGTGTTGATAAGGCTGGTCGTAAGTCTGAGTTTAAGTATCAGTCTGAAAAGCGTGGTAAGGAAATTATGCGGGATATTGAAGCGACCTTAGTGTCTAAGCAATTAAAAACCGCATCTGCTTCTGCCACAGGCAACATTCAAGCTTCTGCTCGCCTTATGGGCGGTTATGAATCTTGGGTTGGTGTGTGTCAAGAAGCAGCTGGTAGTCTGCAAGCTAATTCAACTGCAGGCACAGGTGCTTCAGTATGGAATGCTACAGGTACTGGTGCAGCATTTACTTTGGATGATATTAACGAAGTTCTACGTGAAATTAATGGCGTAACTTCTGCAGCTCCATCCATAGTAATGATGTCAACTACCAACAAGGTAAACTTCTCTAATCTTATTAATACTTCTTCAATGAATACTCGTAGAAATATTGATGAGAAAGGAAAACTTCGCCAATCAGTAGACTTGTATGAGTCTGACTTTGGTGACGTTGAAGTTAAACATAACTACTTGATGGCTGATGGATCTGTCTTTATTTATGATCCTTCATCGTTGGCGTTAGCTACACTTCGTCCGATTCACTTCCGTGATATCAACGAAGTTGGTGATGCATTGCGTTCATTCATGGTTTGCGAGCATACGCTTGAAGCCAAGAGTCCAACGGGTAACGGTGTTATTACTAATATAGAATAATATAGTTACTTTTAACCCCTGTCCTCGGATGGGGGTTATATTTTATAAGGAGATTAAAATGTCAGAAGAATTTAAAAACTTTGAATATGACTTAACAAATACTATGAGGATAACAAAAGCTAAAGAAGATGGCTTTCGAGAAGTAACTCAAGATGTATCTTCTCATTTAGAGTGGGCTAAAGAAATGAGAGCAACAAAAGATTATAGAAATCACTTCTCTCATGGATTCAAACCATTTTGTAATATACCGGATTCGGTTTCATTGGAGCTTATGTCTAAATATGGCATAAACATCCATAGCAACCAAACAGACAAAGACGCCCTTAAAAAGGTTAAATCAATTATTAAAAGAGACTATCCTCATTTAATGTATCACTAGGAGATTTAGATGGCAATCATTGACCAAGTTACTTTACGAACAGGAGTAGCAGACTGGCTGAATAGGTCAGATTTAAGCGATAGCTTAATAGACGATTTCATTTCTATAGGTGAAGCAAAGATTT